CTCTAAATACCGACTACGCGCTCGCAGCAAATCGCCAGATGTGGTTTCACCTTTTTCCAAACCTTTATTTTTTCGCGCTTTCTTTAAGCTGTTTGCTAAGGCAGATACAGGCTCAGGCAAACTCTCCCCAACCGTCAGTTCAGCTTTCATTTTGTTAAAAGCTTTTAGAAAACTTGTGGCGTCCACCTTAGCGCTCCTGTCCACAGCAGACCAAAGTTGGTTTTCAGTGTTTCTTGCAGTGCGAAGTTCAGTGTCAAGGATGTCTCTTGCTGCTTTATTTGCAGCATTCGGGTCAGTGCTTGGCAAATTGCTATTAGCCACTTGCTGAGCGCGCTTACCTGCACTTTCAGCTCTAGCTTTTAGGCTCTGCAAAACGTAATCACGGCGGGCTTGAGCCGCCAATCTCACCAAATCGGGTGATCCGCTTGAAATTGCCTGCCTGTAGGCATCGTTAAACTCAGCAATAGCTTTCTCAGTTTGCTTGCCAACTTGGTCACTAAACTCAGAGCTTTCTCGCACAAGCTGGTTTTCTATTGCTAGTAACCTCTCATTTCCAGTCGCCTGCCCTGACGTTTGGCTTGTGGTTACGCCGCGCAAAGACTTAGCGAGTGCAACAGGATCACCGCCTGCATCAATAATTTCGCTTTGCAGCACAGACGCAGCTTGGCCTTCAACGCCTTTGGGCAAACGTGTGGCTATAGCGGCCTTAAGGCTTGAGGTGAGTTTTGGCAAAACGGTTGACACAATAGCTGGTGAAAACGCACCAGCAAGCTCTCCATATAACCGTGTAGTTGGGTCGCCGGGGTTGGTCGCCTCTGCAACTCCAGCGCCAATAGCGGGGGCAACAGATAGTCCAGTTTCCAGAGCGACAGCCGTTGCTGGATTTTTAGCCTGGGTCTTAATTATATCATCAACAGTTTGCGCTAATACATTTGCCTTGGGAGCTGATTGGTTTAGCGCGTCTACCGCCGCTACTCTGCGAGCTTGACCAGCAATAGGAACAATGGTGCCGACAGTTTGCCCAACCACCTCGCCACCAACAGCGAATGGACGCTGACTCTGTGGCAGTTCACTAATGTCCTTATATCCAAGATCAAAAAGGTTTGACATGGTATTGCGAATGGATTGTGAGCCGCCCACAGGGCTGTCGCTAAATGGGCCAAATCCTTGCTCGCCGGGCAGTAAATTTAGAAGTTTGGGGGCTTGGTTTAAAAGATCAACAGGAGCGCCAACAACATCTGCCAAGCCGACATTGATCCCGCGCCCAACCGCCTCAACCTTCTCTGGTGCGCTAGATGGGCGGATTTGCGTATTTTTCTGCGCGTACTGCATCTGCCATTGTTACTTTCCCACGCCTGATTGTTTTTGGATAATTGCGTCAGCAGCACTAAATGCGGAGCTTTGTTTGTTTGTGGCGCGATATGTAGTAATGCCACTTTCCATGGATTGTATATATTTTCGCAATGCTTCGATTTGGTTTTCTGCGGCTGTTTTTTCTACCAAAGTTTCAGCCGTCTGAGCCGCACTACCCTGCAAGGCCAACTCTCTTTTGAGCGTTGGAATTAAAGCCTCAGCTTTTTGAATAAACTTTTCGTTTCTATCAGAAGAATTTGGCAGCAAGTTGTTAATTTGCTTTTGAGTGTAGACCGAACCTGATCTGCTTAATGCCTTAACCAATGGCTCTCTGATGGAGTTATTCGCCGCTTCTATTACTGCTGCTTGTTTTTCTCGGCTTGCGCTAAACGAGCCACCAAATGCGCCTGTCACTACGTTTGCAACATCCGTTAGCTTGCCCGATATGTCGCCACCAGCAGCCTCGGCCACATTAACGCCAAGCGGGTTTTCACCCTCCCCATCAGCTAAAATGGCTGATGCCGTTGGGGCGTCAGGATCAATGCTTTCAATAGATTGCTGTTGAGCTGGTGCTTCATATGCGTTTTGGCTCAATGCAGAGGCAACCGCCGCACGGTCGGTCAAATCAAGCGCAAATATTTCACCCGCTTTGTAAGTTCTATCGCCAACCGTTACATCATTCGGGGAAATAAAGTTTTGCGTTTGTGCGTTTCTGGGGCTTGGCTCTGTAATTCCAAATAGCGCTTGGTTCCATTGGGCAGAACCCTCGGGTATCTTAGCGTCAATTAAAGCTTGGCGTTTTTGCTCAAATGAATTTGGTTTTTCTTCACGAATGTTAAACAAAGCTTGATTAAAAGCATTGCTGCCTTCTATAAAGCCAGCAGAGATTAAAGCGCTTCTTTTTTCCTCAAAGGCAGATTGAGTTTCTGGTGAGATTCCAAATAGTGCCTGATTGTAGGGCGCTGAACCGGGCGTTATGCCCGCTGCCCTCAGCAGTGCATCCTTTTCTTGCAGGCTAGTTTGTTGAGGCGTCTTTTTAACGTCTGGCAAAACTCTTTTTCCAGCATCAGGCCCATCAGTAAAATAAAGATACCCATCAGCGGCTTTAGCCGTGCCTGGCTTCTTCGCTGCCGCTGTCGCCGCTCTTGCCGCTGCTGCATCAGCCCGGCTTTGGTTGGCGCTTCGGATTTGCGCTGCTACTGCCGCTGGGTTTTGGCTTGCTGCAATCAAAGCTTGCTCTTGCTTGGTAAAACCACCCTCCGCTACCAGCTTGTCGATCAAGCCTTTGCGTTTGCGGCGATCTTCTATATCTGCATAGCTTTGCATAACCCGTGCGCCTTCTTGCAGACCTTGCGCTGCACCAAGCCTTTGCGTTGCAGCAGCGCCCGCAAGCAAGCCTAAAAACCTAGGGTCTTGTAGCCGCTCAATAAAAGTAGAATTTTGCTTAGAGCTTTGAGGTTGGAATAAACCTGTGCTAGAGCGAAAGTTGTCAAAGATGCCCATCACGCGGCCTCCTTCGTTATTTTACTTAACGCTGCGTAGTCCACCATCAGGTAGCCAGAAACGTCTTTGTAAACGTGCTGTGGATATATTGCTTGAACCTCTTGTGCGATAAATCCTGTCGATCCCTCAGAAGATATGCCAACTAACTTAGCCTCATCGTTCCAATCCCACTGATACAAGTTCAGGCCGCTCTCATGCTTACCCACCTTCCTGGCGTTGGACTTTAACCTTTTGTCACTAAACAGCGTGGCTAAGGCAGCAGCAGTCTGAGCAGCGCTAGATGCTTGATCTAAGAAACTTGGATTATTGCTAGATGATTGCGTTGTTTGGTTTCCAAACAAACCGCTTCCCATGCCAGAAGCTTGCAGCAATGCGTTGATTTGGTTCTGATCCAGCACATTCTGCTGAGCTTGCTGAGCCGCCAATGCGTCAAGCTGAGCTTGTGCAATGCCGCGCTCAAGACTACCAAGCTGTGCAGCCTGACTGATAAGCGCCTGATCGGCCCCAAGCAGACCCGGTGCCTGACCAATAGCGCCAAGCCTTGCTCTGGCGTCAGCCTCAGAAGCAGCCGCAAGCTGGTTTGCCAAAGTCGCATCAATCTGCCTACTTGCCTGCTCAGCCTGCAAAGCTCTTGCCGCATCACTGGTCTGCAAGTCGCCAAGTGCGCCCGCCGCTTGTAATTGCCTCGATAAATCAGCTTGATTCACGTCAACCAAAGCTTGCGCAGAGGCTGTATCTCTAGCTAAATCTCTTGCGCTTGCATCAGCTAACAAGCCACCAAGCTGTACATCCCTTGCAATGCCTGCATTGGCAGCATCCACAAGCTGCCCCTGACCGCTAAGCTGTCTTGCCAAATCAGCCTGACCAACTTGTGCAGCAGTAGTTGCACCCGTCAATGCACGGCCAAGATCAGCCTGCTGCAATCCAGCAGCACTTGTTGCGCCCTGCAAGCCACGAGCTAAATCAGCCTGCTGAATGCCCGCTGCGCTTTGTGCAGCTTGTAATGCTCTGTTTATATCTGCTTGCTGGGCGCTTACGCCAAGCTCTGCTGCTGCAAGTTGACGCCCAATGTCTTGGCCAGATACGGAACCAAGCGCTTGCGCTGCTTGCAGTTGTCTTGCTTGGTCTTGCTGTAAGTTTTGAGAAAGGGCTGGCAGCGCAGCATTTGTAATGCCTGCACCCAACGCACCAGCAAAGCTGTCAGAGCCAAGCCTGCCGCCAAGCGCGTATTGCGATGTGGCCTTGTTTACTGCGCCTTCTATAGAGTTAGCTAATTGCTGTTGTAAAAACGGATTTGTGCTTTGCCCGGCTAAACCCGTAAGTAAACCTGTAGCCGCGTTTTGCTGATTAGCTATATTTGCCGCGCCAGAAGTATCTACTGTTCGATTACCTGCTGCTACAATATTGCTTGCATCCGTAGCGCGTTGCGCTGCGTTTAAAAGACCCTGCAAATCAGTTTGCGCCCCGGCAGCGCTAGTGATTCCAGAAGTATCAATACCAGCGTTTGCCGCTTGCGTAAGACCCGCCAGGTCTGCCCTTTGACCCACAGCATCTTGCAGAACATCCCTGCCTTCTGAGCGCAAACCTAATTGACCTAAGAGCGCACCCGTATCAGTAGTGGCCCCCGTAAGCCCTTGCAGCAAAGATGGATCAACAGAACCCGCAGTAAGATTGGCTAGGTTTAGCTGGTTTTGCAAAGCTGTAGTGTCTACAGCGCCGCCCATTAAGCTGCCCAAGTTTTGCTGTGCTGCCGTTAAATAACTAGGTTGCGTTTCAAGCGCACCAGTGGCCGCACCTATTGCTGCCTGCTCGCCCGCGCTAAGCCCCGCTGTGCCTGTTAGACCTGCCTGTGGATCAAACCCGCCAACAGCACCAAAAGCAGTGCTAAATGGGTTAAAGTCAGTATAAGCTTGCGCTAAAGCCGCTTCAACGGCAGGGGGCAATGCCTGTACATTGGTGACTGTTTGACTACCGCCGCCTTTGCTCATGTTAAAGTTCCTTCTTATAGGTAATGTAGGCTTGGCCCCAGCCATGCGGTTCCAAGTACCGCGACCAAGCTCGCCGCCCGTATGCTTCCAAGTGAGAGCAACCGTTTCGTTTTGCGTGTTCTTCAACTGCCTCTTGAGCCAAGTGCAGCCATTCTTTCATGCGAGTACCACCCAGAAAATCCATCGCCAAAGCTTTGGTCTGGGGGTAGGGAATTATTCTTGTCGTAACCGCGCCAACAAACTCACCAGTCTCGTCATCAACTGCGACCCAAATAACATAAGCACCAGCTAAAGCGCCCGTATATACATCACCAAGATCAAGCAGCTCAGGGTTAAGCCTGATAGCCTTATCCAGCAATGGGGAAACATGCGGCCAAACATTTGGCAGCAATGATGGGTGAATGACTGTGAATTTCATCCGATTACGATGTAGAGGAAGGTTCTGTCCGTCTGGGAGTTATTCGCATGGGTTAGTGTAAAACCCTGCTTCGCTCTTGCAGATAGGTACATAGTGCCGCCGCCTTGCTCAGCAGCAGCATTAGCCGTTGTTGGTGTGAAAACAATCACACTATCAGGCCCAGCACGGTAGTCAGTAACAGCCGTAGAAGCTGCGCTTGCAGTTAGCGTTACACTACCTATTGCGTTAAACTTACCATCAATCAGCAGGTTTACAGCTTGCGCCGTTTGCCTTGGATCAGCACCCGCTGCTGGTAGCTTAACATAGTTAAATTCGGTCATCTTTTGCCCATGCCAACAGCATCAACATCAATGCCCAAAGCGTATCGCCAAGTGCCAGACACGTTGACGCGCACCCGGTGATACCTGCCACTGCTACGCGCTGGGCAGTTGTTATCATCGTTAAGCGAAACCGCTGTGCTAAAGCTTGGACTGTCGATCTGCCTTGAGCGCGACCCAACTTGAACCGTCATGGTGGGCGTTGTGCTGCGAGAAGTTACATATGGCGTAACGCCCCGGATCAGCGATTGCCGCATGGTTGCAGGCTCAAACTCAGTCGTTTCCAAAGTTGCCGCCAAAGGCGAACCTGTTAGCGTATGTATTTTCTTATCCTTGCCCGCGCTGAGCTGAAAAAACCCACCAGCGTAAAACCTGCTGTCTAGCGATGCAGTTAAGCCATCTAAGCTACTGCTAAGCGTGTCTAACGTTTCTACAGAGAAAGCAGGCGTTAAAGAACTCGCCAAAACCTCATGCTCAAGATCAGCAACAGACCAACGCTGAACAGCATAGTTGTAAATCAAAACACGATCAGGATTACCTGCCCCAGACAGCGAAGGATAGCCCCACATAACTACTTGGTTTTCTGGATCAATCGCACAGCTAATCCTGTCAACACTGCCAATCGCTAGGTCATCAAAGAAAAACCTGTCAACCTTTTCAGCGCCAATCGGTATGCTTCGCTGACCGTCAAACATAAAGAAGCC